TTGAGCTACCGCAAGGCGCTGCACAGCACAACAGAGGCGAACCCAGGATCGTTCGCCTGCCCTCTTACCGTCGCGTTACCTTTCCAGATGGCAGCCCCTAAAAATGCAAGGCCATGCATTACCTGTAATCGCATGACCACCAGTTTGCTGCAATGCCCGGCTTGTTACAAGAAGACCGATGCAGGCAAAGCTGAAGCGACCCTGAAGGGTCGGTTACAGAAATATAAGCCTGCGCATAATGGCGGTCCATGTGCGGCATGCTTGCACTGGATCGGTCGTTGCGGCCTCGGCCTGCCAGAAGGCGGGTCAGAATATGCCCGTGACTGCTCTGTACTTTTACTTCAAAACGAATTATGCGAGGCCACCCTTTCTTGAATCCCATCGAGGCGATCATTATCCGTTGGATTGTTCGCTCACCTCGTATTGGGGCAATTATTGTCAAGGAGCACGGTTCTCCCGTGACGTGGACGATTTCCGATCCCTCTGACTGCTGGGCGGTCGCGGTCGAAGATGAAGACATCCCTGAGCCTGCTTCGATGCAGCTTGAGCGGCTTTACCATTTGCCTGATGCCGATCGCTAGGGCATGTACCTGCCCAGCGCAGGCGTCGGATCATTCGGCGCTCATCCACTGACGTGGGGTGTCGACACGTATTTCAAACCTTGGTTTTTCGATGGAAAAGTCGTTCATTGGGGCGTGCCAGTCTCTGACCGCCGAGAAGCTTTGCGAACCGCTGCAGCCATGGCAGATCGAGACCGGTAAGGCCGATTTCATGGATTATCTGTACGACCTGTACGATCGCGACAACGAAGAGCCTGGTTTGCGCGGGACTTATACCGGCCTGTGGGAGCGGTTCAAGTCCGATACCGCTGAAATCATGCGGGCTGGTCACATCACAACTGGAACTCTTTAATGCAAAAGATTATTGGCCTTTACAGCCCGGCACCGCAGTCGGGCAAGTCAACTGTTGCGCTTGACCTTGAAAAGCGCGGTTACGTGATCGTGCCATTTGCCGAGACTCTCAAGCTAATGCTGATTCCCATGCTGGAATCACTCGGCTACGACAAGCATGGCGCGAATTATCTTGTCCATCAAGCCAAGCAGGTGGTCGTCGGCGACGCTGGTGTCAGCGTGCGGCATATGCTGCAAACGCTCGGCACTGAATGGGGCCGGCAGTGCATTCACCCTGAAATCTGGGTGCGCTGCTGGAAAGGTCGCGCTCAGCGGTACGACGCCGTAGTCGCTGATGACGTGCGCTTTCCCAACGAAGCCGCAATGGTCAAACTGCTTGGCGGCGAAATGTGGCACATCGAGCGGCCTGGCGTGCCGCGCGAACACGGTCATGCCAGCGAGGGCAGTCTTGATGGCTACGACGGTTTTGATCGCTTTATCACAAATGATGGGACAATTGATGACTTGATCTCTAAACTCCGGGAAATACCCGTGTAGGAATGGCAAGTCTGCGCTACCACGCTGGTCGGATGGTGCTTTTCGAGGCGCCACCCGGCTGGCGGGTTCGCATTAAGACAAAAAAGGGCAAGCTTGACCTGCCACTGAGTGCCACCACTCTTGAGGCAGCCGTACCAGAAGCCGAGCAGCTTTACGCCGACGCTCGTGCGATTGACGACAGTCATCCATATTGTCAGCAATGCATCCACTGGAAGGCAGTTGCGGCAAAATGTGATTTAGGGTTTCCAGAAGGGAGAGCATCCGGTGGCCGATTCGCAAGAGACTGCAGTGCCTACGGGGGCAATTGACTGCGGCGAAGGCTTTTACATCGAAATTGGCGAAGAGCCTGGCATCGGTGAAGTGCGCTATGCAGCTTGCATGCCAGGTGGCGCTATCTGTCGCTATGCCAATGATCTATGGCAGGCGCAAATTTATATTGAACACTTAAAGGGCAACCGATGCCAGTGATCCACTCGTAAACCTGTTGCGCGCGATGCCAGCTCCAATGGTGCTGCATTGTCCACCACGTCCACAGTGACATGTGACCTTTAGACGCATTACAAGAAAGACAAGCGGGCACGCAGTTCTCAGGAACCGTGAGCCCGCCTTTCGCTTTTGGTTTGACGTGATCGATTGTGGTGGCGTGACGACCGCAATATGCGCAGCAACCATGCCAAGCGTCAAAAATTGAAGCGCGAAATCGTTGTTTTGTGACCTTTTTGCTGACCAGTTCGACGCCATCGATCTGGTGCATCATGAGGCGAGTCCAGACTCGCTTCTACGGTAGCTAGTACTACTGCTCCCAGCTTGGCATCACACGTGGCTGATTGTTGTAGTGTCCTACTTTTGCGTAGTCAATATCGGGGATGCCAGCGGTTATGACAAAAACCATCTGACCAATTTTTAATCCAGAATATAACGGAAGAGAGTGAAAACGGCGGGCATTAGTCAACTCTAAAGTCAACTTACTTCCGGCCCAATTGCAATCTGCAAACCCTGCGTGGCTGTGCTCGTAACCTTCGCGCGCACGACTAGATTTAAGGCAAAACATTCCGCACACATCGTTAGGCATGTTGAACGTTTCGCGTGTCTCCGCTAACACAAATTCACCGGGTGCTAGCCAGTAAGGATTCTCAGCGCTGCAGTGGGCAATCGACTGAAGCTGCAGCTCTGGCGTGTGCTCCACTTCCACCATGATGTTGTCACCAAGCCTGAGGTCAAGCGACGCGGGGTTTAGCAGTTCAGGCTCAAACGGCTCGATCATCCGCTCCTCTTTGATGAGGCGCAGGATTTCGGTGTCGTGGAGAATCATTCAGATTCAGTAGGGCCAAGTCAGCCTAGGACGTCCTGCGCGAATTCCAGTGTGAATAAATTTTTTAGGCGCGCCAAGGCCGGTGCTATAGGGCCATTCGCGCACGCACCATTCTTGCAGTTTGTAAATATCCACTCCTTCTAGGTACCAGTCAACCGCTCCTACGCCGGGCGCGTTAAACAGGTGCTCACTGCCGGAAGCGCCCCCCACCGATTTGTTGATCGCGGGCGGCCTGAAGCCTGAAGTGATGATCACTGGTTTGCCGCCGAATGCCGAGCGCGCACGCTCAAGAAAAGCCGCTAGTTCTGCTGCTGTATCCACTTGATGCTGCGCTACAAACCGCCTTGCCTCTTGATCTAGCGCAAATTCCCCCAAGCGGATGTGCGGCGTCAACCGAGCACTAAACGGCGATTTCGGTGTCAGCTTTGCAGGATCTTGCTGAATCTCGGGTTGTTTCGGCAGACTTTCACGCCATAACGCCCCTTCGGCGCGACGCCGACGCAGTAGGCCCGCTTCAACATTGGTGCCTGGATTGCGATAAAGCTCAAGTGCAGCCGGCACCGCATTCCAATCTTGTTCGCGCAGGCGCTTGCTGATGGTTTCGAAGCCAGCCGAGCCATAGAAGCCGCTGCCGAGGTTATACGCGAAGTCGACCAGGCCAGATTGCTGCCCATCTGTCATCTGGTCCCAGTGCGGCACAGTGCGAGCAAGTTTTTCTGCGATCTGATCAACCTCGGTCCGCATAAACATATCGGCCTCGATCACGGTGATCTTGTCGCCACGCTGAACCGACCTGCCGCCGGGGTAGCGCGTGGTGCCGTAACCGATCGTGTACGGCTCCGCGCCGGACAACGGGTCAGGGTATGCGGTGAGGTGACAGCCCTCGAATTCTTTGATCAGCTTGAATGCAGCGGCATAATCGCCTTGCTTGCCGCCTTGACTCCAGGTTTTGAACCAGCCTTGGTCGCGACCGAGAATATGGGGGTTGGCCTTATTGATGGTCTCCTCAAGCTCAGCCAACGCCGCAGATTGATGCGGCAATTGCTTGTAATATTTGAACAGATCAATCAGGCGGATCTTGTTTTGCGTCATCAGTCCAAGGGGCGTGAATGCTCATTGCGCCACCGAGGAGGCGGCTATCACCGGTTTGTAGCTCGTCGTCGATGGCGTGATGCACGATGACAGGCTCGGGCTCAGCAGGTTGCGTTGCGTGCCACTCCGCTTCGGCTTGATCCAGCTTGGCCGGCAACGTCAGCTCAAACCACCATTGCCTGATGGCCTGCTCTAAACGACGCTGCCAACCGGGCTTGCCGAAGCTGATCAGAGCTTTTTTCCTTTCAGTGCGCGCAGGGCGTGAAAGACCAGTTGGATGATGCTGTTGTCTTTAAGCGGCGACAATGCAATCAGCTCAGAGGCAGCCGCGACGCAAATCCAAAATGCTGGATGATGAATAAAGTCCATTGGTCAACAGGATGGTGGACGTACTTCCAGCTTAGAGACCCTTTGCTCAACGGTATTAAGGCGAGAAAAAAATTCCTTTCTATCTTCCTTAATATCCGAATGCAATACCTCTAATTGTGTTGCAATATGTTCAACGGCACTCGTGAGGCGAATAACCGCATCACGAGCTTCGTCTGATTTACGGCTAAATCCCATCGCGCCCATCGCCGCTACCGAGATGCTTGCGCCGGCCACTGCGGCTATGACTTCGATCATGGCAGCATTGGCTACGGATATAGCTTAGCGACCCTGTCCACGCAGAAGCTTTCGCGTGCCGCGTGGCTTAGACCGTTTGCCATTTCCTTGGCGTGTCAACTTGGGCTTGCTGGCTTGATGCTCGACGCGACCGGTGCCGGTTTTGCTTTTGACTGCCATAATTATTTATAGCGATCCTGCCAATCGTAGGTGTGGCACCACTGCCAGACCATCATGCCAATGATGGCGATGGCTAGCAGTGATGTTGCAGCAGCGATGATCACGCCCATGGCAGACCAGGTGCAGTGGTGGGTGCATGCTGTTGATCCAACTGCGCCTGCAGTGCGGCTTCGATTTCGTCGACTTTCTCTTCACCGAAGTGTTGCTTCACCCAGCCAACCACCAACTCTTCAGTCAGTTCGGCATAGGGAATCATGTCGCCGGGCTCGGGCTTTTCAAGGCCAATAGACCCATACGCCGAGCTGCTGTAGGTGCCATCATTGGCGCCAATCGTATAATGCACCGTAAATACCACGCCGTCGGCGGTGTAGTGCTCCATATTGGCGACGTGCCATTCAAACGTGGTTGCCATAAGAAAAAGTGGCGATAAAACAAATTTAGCAGTATCGCCACTGAATGACACGGCGGATTACCGATTCAAAGCACGGGCATTTCGTACTCCTTGGTTGTGCCGGCGTAGTGCTTGAAAATAATGTTTGCAGTGTTACCCGCCCAGGCTGCGATCTGCGTGATCGGAATTCCAGCTTCTAGCCAGCGACTGATTGCAGTGTGGCGAGCATCGTATGGACGATAAACGTGAGACACCAAGCCGGCTTGATGAAGTTGCACCGCACGTCGCCTAAAAAAGCTTTGAAATGCAAGCCTGTCCCAAGGGAAGACGTAATCATTCTCCTTGGGGACCTGCGCCAGAATTTCAATGCATTTCTTGTTGAGTGGCACCGAGCGGCGCTTGTTGGTTTTCGTGCTGTTCTTCAAGCCGTGGGTCAGCGTGTAATTCGAGTGAACAAGCACGCGACTGTCCTTGATGTCGTCCCATCTCATGGCACGCACTTCACCTGTGCGCATTGCGGTTTGAAGCATAAATTCGGCATATAACGCCCAATTCACGTCGCGATAAGTGAGTTTGGCCTCAAGCGCTGCAAGCAGAATTCCAACTTCTTCGCGTGGAATTACGATTACGTCTTCATCTCGCTGCGGCTTTTTCGGCATGCGGAAGCTGGCGACTGGGTTACGGGGCAGGATCGCGATGTCTTCCTGCACAGACCACCTGTAAAGACTGCGTACGTACATGGCGACGCGACGCCCTGAAAGGACTGGATGCTGCTGCAGCACCCAGGTCAAAATCTGCCGCCCCTGTTCAAAATCTTGTACAGGACAGCGGTTGAGCCACTTGGTCGTTTGCTTGTAGTCGGAAGTGAGGCTCGTTGGGCAGAGCGCGATCGAGCGTTCGGCGACGAACTGCTCCCAGGCTTCGACAAGGGTAATGGACATAATGCCAAAAATAAGCTTAAGCATAATAGCACGCAATAAAAAGCCGGGCAAACGGCCCGGCGTAGCTGGATTCTTAATAAAGCTTGCTTATTGGCAATCCTGATAGCCAGAGGGGTCAAAGACTAGTAACGAGTGCCGGTGTAGCTGCAGCTTGGGCAATGCACCCCATACTGCGGTGGCCAACTTGTAAGGCAAACTGATGGGTTGGAGTCCATCAGCTCCTGTTGGCACTCAGGGCAAGCGATCCCGTTGGGATGGGGCTGGGTGTTTAGCTGGAACATGCCCAGCGCCTGCTGATTGTGTTGATCGAGGGTCTGCATTAGAGAAGGGGACTCGTCACCGTGGCTGGTGACTCTCCATGTAGCGAAGAATTGCCTGCATTTCTTCCAGTGTGGCGTCGTTCTTAAGGAAGTTCGCCCTAGCCGAAATGACCATGACGTTGCCTTTGGTGTAGCCACCATTGGAATCAATGCGATCCAACGTCGGTGCGTTCCAGTTGTCTTTCATCGAAACCCTGCCTTGACCGACTGTTGCTTGAAGCGGGATGCCAAGCACAGGGCACAGTTCAGGAATCACGATGTCGTCAACGGTCAAGTCGCAGTCAAGCCCTCGATCCTTGGCTCTGTTGTTTGCGTTGTACAACAGCTTTTTGCGTGGGTCAATCTTGATGTATTCCTTGTTGCGGCATTCCTTGCAACGTGCGCTGCGACGATTGCCGTCTGGACCCACGCGGTATGCGCCTGCATGCTTATCTGGCCAGAAGCTGTCAAACGGTAAAAACTGCTGACAGCCACAGCACCAGAGTTCGCTTGGATCAGGCGATTTAACTGGCGCAGGCATCAGGTGTAGACGATCATCAAGGTGCCATCCGACTTGCGATAAACGTCACCGTCTACCAATCCACCGGCTTTGGCTGCTGTGTTGTCAGCATAAGTGGGCGTGTTGGCAAAATTAAGGATGCGGGAGTTCTTGATCCGCATCGCTTCGGTAGGTGATGACGCCCCATCAGCAGTAACGGAGAACACTAGGCGGCCTGGGTAGCTAGATCCAGCAGTCCAAGTCCCTCCATCCCTTTGTGCCTGTATCCACGCAGCATTTACATGCGTGGCATCGCCAAACATGATATAGCCGAGGTCTTCTGTTGAAGTTGGTCCATTTGTAGTTGTGCAGCAACGCAACACACCAGGACCAGTGGTACCGCTGTATCCTTGGAGAAGGAGTGTTGTATTGCTAGACGTGGAAGACGTACCAACTAAGAGGCGCTTCGATGTATCAATGGTGACTGCTGCGCTGCCGTTTTGAATAATGTCAAAGCCGCCAGCGTAGTTAGTTCCAATGGCGGCGTTCTGTGTGGTGGAACCACCGCGCAACTCCATGTGGCGAGTGCCGTCGCCAACACGAATAATTGGCGCCGAAGAATTAAGGACTTCTAGTGTGGTGTTAACTGTAGAAGTGCCAATCCCTACCGCGCCTGTGTTCGAGACAACAAACGCGTCTGTATTCCAGTTGTTGTTTGATGCTCGCGTTGAAACCCTGAAGTCCCCCCCGTATCCGCTACCGCCGCCAGCACCAACAGCTCGAATACGTACGCGTGCATTTGATCCTACAGTTGCGGTTGAATATAGGTACAAATAGTTTTCATTGCCGGTGATAGAAACGTCACCCTGAGCATCCAGAAGGGAAACAGGGCTACTAGTCCCCAGACCTAGTTTCCCGTCCGATGTGATACGGAGGCGCTCTACTTCATTTGTTTGAATAGTAAAAGGAATGCTAGACCGAGTTTGAATAGAAGCCAGAGAGCCTGTATTGTAAAACTCGCAACCAACCCCACTATTTCCAGTCAGGCGCAATGTTGCAGTTGTGCTGCGCTGAATCTCAACACCGCTACCATTGCCAAATCCTGCAAAAGTAGTGCCAACATTAACATTCCCACTCGCATCCACAAACAACCGCCCCGTACCATTAGTCGAGATGGCTACGTTGTTTGCCGAAGGTAGATAAACGCCGTTGGTGGGGACACTGCTGCTGGTTGGGATGAACGATGCAGCCGTGCTCGTGCCAGTGGTGACGACGTTCTGGCTGCCGAAGTTGGGGCTGATCTTGGTGCCAGCAATCGCGGCGCTGCTGTCCACCATCGCATTGGTCACTAGGGACCAATCGGTGTCGTAGTTGGTGCTGCTCGCCTTCCGAAGCACTTGGTTGGCTGTGCCACCAGCAGAAATTGGGCTGCCCGTGGCGCCTTGCACGCCAGGCACCGCCAGCACGATTTGCGTATCCTGCTGGTCGATAACCGCAATTTGTACGTCAGACATGGATCAGTTCCGTGAGTACGTGCGCTGTACGGTGGCGACACCTGTAAGCCAATAGTAACGCTCACCACCTGAAGTAGTTAGCGAAACATCGTAGCCGTAGCGTCCTTCAGCCAGTGTTAAAGCGGTTTCCTTGGGCAGTACAAGCTCAAAAGCACCATCCGCTGCCGTTGTAATTGTTGGCGTAAATGTTGCGATAGAAGTATTGTCAATTAGTCCACGGATGTCAGCGTCAATACCGTAGCTGGTCAGATTGACGGGCTCGGCAACGTAAAACGTGCCGGTCGCTGTGCCTGTCACGCTAATGCTGCTACCACCACTGCTGGCGCTCACTTGAAATGCACTTGTTGTAAGACCGGCGGAAATGACGTAGTAGATCGTGTTGAGTGTCAAACCACACGGAATCGTGGTGCCACCCGTAAACACAACTTTGTCGCCAGCGGTTAAGCCGTGGCAGTCGCAGTTAAATGTCGGGGTGCCAGCGGCGATGCTGATACTGCTCAGCGTCTGACGATTTTGCGTTGCACGAAACGAACCTTTCCAGGTTGCGTTTTGCAGAATTGTCAGATTGTACGTAGCTGGGTAGATCATGATGCCGGTGCCGTAAGTACAGGTTACTCAGGTTGCTGTGGCCAAGTCACGTTCCACGGAAATCCGGTTTGCGATGGAAGGTTGCGCAATTCGGAGCGGTACTTTGCCCAGTTGATGCGGACTTGGGCGTCAAGGCCGGTATCAGAAAGCTGGGTCCAGTCGCAAGCTGCTAAGCGTGCATTGCGCTCTCGGCGAACGCCATCTGCACGATTGTTGATGATGATCTGTTGCTCTTCCGCGGAAAGCGGCTGCACGTCCCACTGTTGGGTCCAGATGCCGTTGACTTGCTCGACTGGAAGCTGCACTACGCGCTCGGTGCGGTAGTCGCACTCGGGCATGGGCACCTCGCGGATGCTGATGACGCCGTAGGTTTTGAGATCAGCTTTTTCCAGGTCAGCAGGGAAGCTGACGCGCGGATAACGCTCTTGAAGCTGCTGGCGCCCAATCGGCGTTTGCGGGTCAGCGAGAAAAGCCAGCATTAGATGTCAGTTTTCGTTACTGTTAGTGTAACGGCGGAATCGGTAAGGGTCGATGCGGCTTCGGTAAGCGTTACCGAGCTGTCGCTAATTGATGTTGTATTAAAAAGAAGAGTCATAGACGCAGTGCTCCAGCTTGCGCTGTTGTAGTAATACGAGCCATGCGTGCCAGTCCCGGAGCCATTTAACGCCAAATGAGCAATTAAGCCATTGGGAGCAGTCGGCCCAAAAACAAAAGACGTAAATGCTGCACCTGCCAAATAAAGACTAAATGGTTGAACGGCTATTGCATAGGCCGTTTCCGAATTTGTGGTACCCAAATAACGTTGATACTGCACTGAAAGGCTGTTGTCATATTTTACAGCATAAAAATCGTTGCGTCTTTCCGTGCCCGAAAAATAAGTACCTATATTATCTGTCGAAACGATATATATATTACCAGAAGAGTCTTTTGCGGCGGCGGCAACACTGTTAATTGTTCGGTTAATAATCGTAGATGTCGAATACGTGCCATTACTTGTATATTTAATTGCGCTTAAGGCGTCATTTCCTTTGCCAAAAACAAATACATTAGAAGAAGCGTCTGTTGTGATAGCGGTTGCTGTCCAGTTTGCATCAGTTGTATGAACACTCCGCTGGAACTGGAGAGCGCCAGATGAATTGTATTTAACTGTTAAAAAACGATCAAAAGTGCTAGGAGCATAATTTCCGCACACAACGGGATTATTGCTAGCGTCAAGAGTAATTGCCGTATAAAGCGAGCTTTGGCCTTCGTCCATTGATAAGATGTTTTGCCACTGCAGCACGCCAGAGGAATTGTATTTTGCTATGTAAGCTTCTTCCGCGCCAAAGCTGCCGGTATAACCGGCAATGTATGTATCGCCACTTGAATTTGTTGCTATAGCATTTATGTAGGCATTTGTAATTCTTCTCTGCCATCTAATAGAGCCGGAAGAAGAGTAACTGCAGACAACAGCAAGTGTGCCGCCTCCACTTTCATTTAGTGCAATATATGAGTTTTCAGAGCTGTCCAAAGCTATGCCAACAGCAGCATAAGAGTAAAATCCGCCAGAACCCAAAGACCGCTGCCAGCTAAGATTAGCATTTTTGTCCATTTTTCCAATTAACGCATAACCAGGACTTGTCGGATATCTGCCGCAAAAATAAATATCATTATTTGCGGTCACTGCTATGCCACTGACGTATTCATTGTTGCTTGCTGTCGAAAGACGTGCAATCCAATAATCTTTGGTGAGTTCGCCGGTTGCGGCCAGCAGCAAGAGCTTACTAATCATCAGACATAACTCCCGACATAAGCACCATACAGGGTTGTGCTGATTTTCCAAAATACCAGCACATCTTTTGCGGTAAGTACGGGAGCCGCATTGCCGCCTGCCGACACCCAAGTAATTGTTGGCCACGTCACCGTATAACTACTTCCGTTCTCAAGCCGAAGCAATACTGACTGCCCGCTCTCCAGTGCTTCGGTGAATGTAGTGTTACCACTCAATGACTTATACTGAACCGTTCCGTTTGCGGGATCAATAGCAGTACCAGTCAAGTCATAAATAGTTTCCCTGATTTCTTTAAGCGTGGTTTGACCTGTAACATCAAGCGTGCTTGATGTTGCGATTGCGCCACTAGTGTTAATTGCAGTGCTGCCTCCAATCGTACCGCTGGTAATTGCTGCACCGCTAACCTTGCCCGCAGTAGAAATAATGGCAAGTTTACTATCAGCAATAGCAGCGCTTGAAGAGATGTCGGCGTTGACAATGCTGTTACTGAGCGCCAATTTGCTGTAAGCGACCGCTGCACCAGAAGCAATATCAGCATTGACAATACTGTTGCTTAGATTGAGCTTGCTGTAAGCAACAGCAGCGCTGCTCGCAATATCAGCATTGACAATGCTATTTGTTAGCGCCAACTTGCTGTAGGCGACGGCAGCACTAGCACCAATGTCAGCGTTTACAACGCTGCCAGTCAGCGCAAGCTTGCTATAGGCAATAGCAGCACTAACGGAAACATCGGCATTGACGATATTTGCATTACCGCTAACAAGAACAGTGCCGCTTAGATCCGGAAAAGTAATTGTGCGAGCCGCTGAGGCGGTAGCTGCCGAGATTGTGGTGTTAAACGAACCGGTGTCGTAAACAAGACTGACAGCGTCTAGCGTGACATTTCCGGTAAAAGTGTCTCCAGCCTTGTTTGCTTTGATAGTGTTCAGCGATGCCAGCATGTCTTGGACATTGCTGCCGGTTACGCCGGAAATAGCAGTGGTTGTAATGTTCGAGGCAGTTT